AGCCGAAGCCAGAAGAGCCAAGTCTGAAAAAGACAGGATCGAAAAAGAAAGGCTTGCAATTGAACAAGCCGAGCGTGACAGGATTGCAGCAGAGAAAGCCATGGAAGATGAAAGGCTTGCCGAGATTGAAAGAGCAAAGCAAGCAGAGATAAAAAGACAGGACGAAATTAAAGCAGCCGCAGAACAAGCCGAGCGTGACAAGCATGAGGCAATCAGGGTGGAGAGGGAAAGGGCTGAACAAGCAGAGCGTGATAGGATAGCGAGAGAAAAAGCAGAAGCGGCCAGGATCAAAGCAGAAGACGACAGAAGAAAGGCTGATATAGAATACAGAAGAAATATTAATTTGAAAGCAGTCCAGGCATTTGTTGAAGCTGGTTTACTTGAGGCTGATGCCAAATCAGCAGTTGCAGCAATAGCAAAAGGCATTATACCTGCTGTTGAGATTAAATATTAATTTTGTGCCCCTGTTAATTCAGGGGCTAAAAGGAAATCTTAATGATAAAAAATAAAAAACGAACTGTCCATCACGCAAATTATAACGATGACACAAAGTCCTGGACCTCATGCGGAAAGAAATTCCGTGGTCAAATTTGTAAGACTACCATGCTTAATGATGTGACGTGCCTGCATTGCATCGATGAGCTAAAAAAAAACAACTGGTATTGTCCTGAATGCGGGTTTATTGATTGCGAAAATGTCACCAATGATGAGAGATGCGAGTTGTGTGGTAGGGGATTATAGTCTATTTGTTAATATAATATTTAAACAACAATGTTTAGGACATGATGATTTATGGAATTCATACACAACAAAACAGGAAAAATTTATCTAAGATCTCAAGTTGTTACGAACGCAACCAATGATCAAGATGGAGAACGTGGTATCATATATTACAAGGATCATGGGAGGAGATCTCGAATTGGCCTATGGTTTATAACGTTAGGTCTTATTATCATGGAAGGCCATGGATTCTACAGAAAAGACAGCGAATTTAGAATGAAGTTTACCATGCTGGAACAACCAAGATAAAGCAGCCCTTCTGGGCTTTGTTTTTTGGTTGACATTGCGTTATTAATGCATTAAATTAAATACAATTAAAACGCAAAGGAGGTTAGATTGGAACTAAATGAAGCTCTGCAAATAAGAATGAAGTTTAATGATCTCGATGGAGAGATCAGGGTTGATGAAAATGGATATATATGCCTGAACGATCTTGGTAAATATTTTCCTAATAAAAGAATAGATAACTGGAAAAGGCTTGAGTCAACTGTTGAGTTTATTGAAACTATAGATAAGTTTTTAAATACCTCAGAAGTGAGTGAATTAAAATCTATCATTTCTAAGCGTGGAAAGTATAACGGTGGAACTTATGGGCATGAATTAATAGCCATGGAATTCGCTACGTGGTTAAGCCCTGAGTTTAAGCTTAAGGTTTTTCTTGAATACATGTCTGGGAAGCAATCAAAGCTAGATTGGAACATGAAGCGGATTCTTGCCTGCGCAAATTATAAAATCATGAGTAGTTCTGTAGATGGAGCGCATGAACCTGCTAAGTTTTATCACTTTGCAAATGAAGCAAAAATGCTTAACAACATTGTCTTTGGTGAGCATAGAAAAGACATTCGCGAAACAGCAACCGAAGAACAGCTTGACATGCTTGCTTGGCTTGAAGGTAAAAACTCTGCTTATATTGATATTGAAATGCCATATGCGGAAAGAAAAGAAGTTTTGTATAAATTGGCAAAAGAAAAATATAAATGCACTTATTTATTGAGCTAATAAAACCAAAATAAACTGGATGTGGAATGATATGAGTTGTTGGAATAAACAAGAGCTTGAGAATATGCTTGAAGATGTTGTTAATTCGTTAGATTTATCTGTTACAGCCATAGAGAAGCATGGTCCATTAGGGACTTCTCCTGCTGAACTTGTAAGGTTGATTTTAGACGAAAAGGATAGAGAGATAGCAGCTCTGAAGCGTGGATTTAAAATGATTAGTTAACCAAACCAAAAACAGAAAAAGAAAGGATTAATTATGTGCATTGAATGGGAAATTGAAGAACTTGCGTACATGGCTATGGGAAAGACCGAAGATGAAACTGAAGATGCAATAAACAACGGTGACATTGACGATGCGATATTTGAAAAATACAATATAAGTTTTGAACAATATTGCGACATTATAAAAGATATCATGCCGTTTACTCCTAAAGTACAAGCTGGAATTTCTGGCAAGCTTTTTCATGCATTCGTAGTAGAGAACAATGGCGCAGGTAGGGCTATTGTTAAGCAGGAGGTTAAATGATATGGGATTATTCAGTTTTATAACAGGGGCAAAGCAGGTTGATAAGGCTTTGGACATTGGAGAAAAAGTATCAACTGGCATAATGTCAGGCATAGACAAAGCATTTTACACAAAGGAAGAACAGGCCATAAACGGAATTAAAGTCATGGACTCACAGCTTGAGTTCATCAAGATGGCCTTGAGCGAATCTTCGATAAGGAGCGTAACTAGAAGGGTTATTGCTATCATAATCATGACGCTGTTTTCGTTTGCGTTCATGTTCACCGTGCTTGTCTGGAAATATGACCCTGGTTGGGCTGAACATTGCATCCAAACTGTTGTCAAGTTCAGCCTTGGGGAACTTACATTTATGGTTGGCGTGTTTTTCTTTGGATCTCATGCACTGGCAAGTTTCGTAAAAAGAAAATAACCAAACCGATGCGGGGCCAAGTGCCCTGCATATAATAAATAAATAGGATGTGCGGAATGGATGATTTTAGCAAAAGTCTTATAAATAATATAATCATCGATCTTAAAGAAAACAAGGCTGATTATTTATGTATGGGTCGTGAAGGATGTTACTATTTTGATTGTGAAACATGCCCATACAATTCCGAACTAAATAAACAAAAAACAATCGAAGCTCTTGAGGAGGCTATCAATGGGTAAGATAATACACCATGACAGCGGTAAAAAAGAATCAACAACAGTTGGAGTTTATAGGATATCAAGTTGTGGTAGGTTTTTCGATGGAAGGGTTAAGCATTTTAACATAACAACTCATAAAGAAGATGTAACATGCAAACACTGCCTCAAAAAGCTTGACATTAAGCCGGAGGTTGACGATGAGAAAAAGGAGTTTGCGAGATTCGTTTTGGATAACTGGCAAGAAGAAGGCAGAATGTTTAATGATAAATGTAAAGAATGCGGATCTATTAGCGGTGAAAACTTTAGGGTGACTCACGGAGTTGGATGCATAGTCAAAAAAGCCGAAGCCTACCTGGAAAGCGTGAAAGGATCATAGCATGTTCAACAAATGCTTAACATACAACAAGGTAGTTGACAGCAGGACAAGCAAGGTTAAAGGAGTGCTTATCAGGAGAAGAAGAGAGTGCTTAGAGTGCGGGAATAGGTTTTCACCGTATGAGGTTTTGGTTAAAAAAATAAAAGGTGAGTGGAATGAAATCAAAAGATCTTAAAACGGTATATCTAACTAAGTATGCGTTGACATCAGGTATTGAAATCCATATGGCTAAAGTTGATGTCGATGGTGATTCGTGTAACATTGAAAAGAATGGTAAGTGGGCATTCTCACAAAATTTCTATGGGAAAGAATGGCATTTAACAGAGGCCGAAGCAAGAAAAGAATTTATCGCCATGAAGAATAGGAAAACAAAAAGCTTGAAAAATCAGCTTGCAAAAATACAGGAAATGACGTTTGAAAAACAGTTGAAAGAATAGCCCGTATTTGGTAGGATGTAGTTAAGTTGTGGTAGCTCCCAGGCATGAAAACAATTGCGGTATGCCCGGCCCAATCCTTTGGTGGCCGGGCTTCCGACCAAAGGAGACAATTTATGAACACCACTCGCAAAAAACCTCTTTTGCAGTCAGACCTAAAGTCAGTCCTTTCTTATGATCCAGAAACAGGCATATTCACAAGAATAAAAAACCCGAATAAAAAAGTTGGATGTATAGATTCCCAAGGATACTTGTTTATTGGAATAGGGGAAAAATATTACTATGGACATAGGTTGGCATGGTTGTATATGTATGGATATACCCCAGAAAACGACATAGATCATATAAACAGAGATAGGCTTGATAATAGAATTGATAATCTTAGACACGTTTCACGAACATGTAATTATATTAATTCAAAAGTAAGCACAAGATGCAAGACAGGGGTAACTGGAGTTTCTTGGAATAAAGGGATTTCAAAATGGGTAGCAAGAATAAATAGAAATAGAAGACTTCTTGAGCAAAGGGCATATGATACTGAAGAAGAAGCAGTTGTAGCAAGATATCATTTGGAACAAAAGTATGATTTCTATAAATGCAAAGAAGATTCTTCGGCATATAATTATTTAGCCAAAAAAGATAGTACCGCGTTAATAAATAATGGTTAATAACGATTTTAATAAAGAAAGAAAATAAGCTTCGAAATGGACAGCAATTTCAAAGGACATATTTCAAACCTTGAGAGGTGGATGAGTGAGATATCTGATAATTGACTGCGGGTATGGGGCTACAGTAACAAACGAGCTGACAGATCAGCTTTTGAAAGATGCATATAATTCGTGCGAAAGTGGACCGGTCATGTTTCTAATCGACATGCAGGAGAAAAAAGAATATTATCAGGGCATGTGGGTTGATATCGGGAAAGATGGTTACTATTGACAAAAACGCAATTCGGCTGTATTATTTAGTATAATTATTAATAGCAGAGGTATAAATGAAAATAGATCCAGAAGCAAGCAACCCTGTTGAAGAAAACAGAATAGGTAAGTTCTATATTACAAAATATGCTATAGATGAAGCCCCTCAAGTTGTTATTGGGTTATTATCAAGCATTTTGGTTGTTAAGTGTGAATTTATTTATCACAAAAATTCTTTTGAATATTTTGGGTATTCTAATTTGTTTGAAAAAGTTAATTATGCAGGTGTACCAAATGAATATCAGATTGATATCACAAAGACACATTGTGAAGATTCCGGAGATGTTGATTATTCTTTTAGTGTAAAAAAAATATAAAGCAGAGGATGAAATGAAAAACAAAAAGAAACCAAGATATATCGTTGTTCGCGGGCTAACACCGTTGGGATTCAAGAGGCAGGTTAACCGAATGATGGAACAAGGTTATGTTTGCCAGGGCGGGATTCACTGGTCTATGTTGTCACTGTGGAAGCAGGCTATGGTTTTGAAAGGAGCAGAGTGATGGTTGATGTCTTGATTGTAGGTGTGCCACAAGGATTGCCACCAGGAATAGTTGACTTGCTTGAAAGAGAATTTGTAGAGTCATGCCAGTGTGAGCTTGAGAAAGACTTGGAAAACGCTAACAAGCAGAACCTGGAGCTGCTGAGAAAGGTTGATGAGCTTGAGAAAGAATATGATGCAATAAAGATACGAAACTGTCATCTTGTTAAAAGAAACTTAGAACTTGGATTGCTTAAAGCAAAACTCAACGAATCCGAGTCCAGATACAATGCTGCGCTTGAGGCTGGGAAGTACAAGGATGATGAAATTAAGAGGCTTAAGAAACCCAATCAACTCCTGACAATTGAACAACGAATGAGTATTGCTAAAGTTGATCTCATCAAAGAACAGGCAAGAGAGTTGAAAATCAAGAACGATAAAGCTGAAGAAATGGCAAAGAAAGAAGAGGTGTAGCATGGCTGGAAGGCCGAAGGAACCATTTATTCCTTGGGATGGTTGGAAAAATGATATTCTTTCGCTCTACGCAGAGGGTGCAAGTGATGTTGAAATTCGCGGTTTGATTATTGAAAAAATGGAAGGACGAGATAGTTGCACATTTCATCTTTGGGAAAGGTGGCTTGAAGAAGTTCCTGAATTTTTAGAAACCATAAAAAAAGGCCGTGAACTTTGCCAAATATGGTGGGAGTCCCAAGGAAGGAAGAATCTTCAAAATAGAGACTTTAGTCCGACACTTTGGTTTATGAATATGAAAAACAGATTCCGCGATGATTGGAAAGATAAACATGAACATGATCATACAAGCTCAGATGGATCAATGTCTCCACCAAAACCAGAATATAAGATCATAGATTAAATGGCAGTAGAAATATTCAAAGCATTTGAAGAGTTCCTACAACCGGCACGTTTCAAGGTTTCTTATGGAGGTAGAGGCTCAGGAAAAACGCGAACAATGGTGACCCTTGCAGTCGATAATGTTATGCATTACGGATGGAGGGTCATTTGTTTTCGAGAGATCATGAAGTCTATTGACGATTCAATTTATCAGGAATTTGTTGATGAGATAACCAGGAGAGATTTATTCAAGTGGTTTGATATCTATAGGAATGAAATAAAATCAAAGTCTGGTGGTGTTGTTAAGTTTGATGGTTTGCATAGAAACCAGCAGAAAATTAAGGGCTATTCAGGTTTTGACCTTGCCCTTCTTGAAGAAGCTAACAATGTTTCGAAAGAATCTTGGAAATACCTAATACCAACATTTCGTAAGGAAGGATCAGAGATATGGGTAATATTCAACCCTGAAGATCCTGACGACGAGACCTACAGAAAGTTTGTGACCCATTGCAAGTATCCTGATTACCTTGATGGGAAGCGGTACTGCATAGTCAAGAAAATTAATTATACAGACAACCCAAGATTTCCTGAAGAACTCCGAATTGACATGGAGATAATGAAGGAGAACGATTATGAATTATACAGGCATGTTTATCTTGGGGAACCTGTTAAGCGTGGTGAACTTTCTATAATCAAGCCTAAGTGGATTGATGCTGCTATTGATGCGCATGTAAAACTAAAGCTTGACACTTCAGGTCAAAAGATATCTGCGCTTGACGTTGCTGATACTGGAACTGATAAGAATGCTTGGGGATATCGCCATGGTATCCTATTAAAAGATATCTCAGCATGGAACTACTCAGAAGACACAACAGAAACTGCAAACAGGGCTATCAAGCTATGCGATGAGGCACAGCTTAATAATATGCAATACGACTGCATTGGAATCGGCGCAGGAATTAAGGGAGAGACTAACAGGCAGCACAGAGAGGGATTGATACGCAAAACTCTTGAGTTCTTCCCATGGTCATCAGCAGGCAAAGTATTCGATGCAGACAAGCCTATATATGAAAACGACAAGAACGCTCCGATAAACAAGGACTTTTTCGAGAACCTAAAGGCTCAGTCTTACTGGCGTTTATCTCAGAGATTTTACAAAACATTCAGGGCTGTAGAAAAAGGAGAGATTTTTCCGCATCATGAACTTGTATCGATACCATCAGACCTTGAATGCCTTGACGATCTAAAAAGAGAATTGTCACAACCAAAAAGACAGATGAGCAAGACGGGTAAACTTATGATTGAAAAAACTCCAGAAGGAACGCAGTCTCCAAACTTAGCAGACTGCGTTGTCATGATGTACAATGAATATTGTAGCAAGTCCTTCTTCTTTGTGTAGGTTATTTAGGCGTGGAGTTTGTCAATTTTTTCTTGTTTGATTTGTTTTTTATATTCTGTTCCAAATTGATTCCCAACTATACACACAACAGATGTCATAAACGAACAGAACAAAGCAGTCAATCCCCAGTTGACTGTTATTATGATGTATCCTGCAAGGCCAAGCGAAGACAGCTCTAACCAAAGTTTGTGTAATGCTTTTGTTTCCATAAAACCTCGCTAACTTTTAAATTTCATCTAAAAAAACCGCCTAACCACAGGACAGTTGATATTTCCGCATCGAGTCTCGTTGGCTAAGGCGGTGGAGACTTGGTTGTGTGAATCGGTTACTTGGCGGGTTTATCTTCTCTATTTGCACAATCTTTAAGTTCAAAGAACCGTTTGTTCAAAGTATGCATTTCTGTTTCTATTCCGTGTATCTTCCCATCGAAATCATAAACACAACCTTTAAACAGCTTACACTTTCCTTTTTTACCTGCGTCCAAATCTTCCCACTTCGGCTCCCACCTACAGTTGACGCATGTTTTAGTCATCCTTAGCCTCCCACAGGTTGCAGTTTATATTCTCATGGAAATTTCCACAACTTCCTCCAATTTCAAATAAAATTGACACATCTTTCAAGTCTTTGCGTAGAGATCCTTCCTGGAAGAATAAAGGAACTTTTTTGCATTTACCGTAGGCCCATGACCCTCCATCAAACTCTGTTTTCCAATCAGGTTCATTTTTGCACGTCAAACAGTTCTTTTCCATTATTTTGGCTCCCATAGGTAACAGTTATAAATTTTTTGACTCTTAGGACACATATGTTTTAGGTAATAATAGCTATTTTTTGATGATTTATAAATCTCTCCTGTACTAAGATTTTCGTTTTTGCATTGCCCTGAATGATAGTTTCCAAAATCAGGTTCATGCTTGCACGTAAGGCAGGTTCTTTCTGGCATATCAATACTCATCGTCTGCGTTATAGATCCCTGATGGAACTCTGTATTCATTCACTCCATGCTTAGCATCTGCTGAATAGTGCCCGTCTGCTTTTCCTGGATTAAAATTATTTGTCTTTATCGCATAATGAATCTGACAACCAGCAACAATCATGTTGCCAATCTCGACGTACCAGTTTGTGGATCGTTCATTTGTTTTTATACCAAGGCTATCTTCAGCGTCAACTACGTTGTGGATTGTTCCAAATACAGCACGATATTGCGTTCCATTTGGCGCAAAAAAATAAGCGTCTGTTGTGATCAGTGCTGTATCTCCGATTTTAAGTGAATATTTGTTCATGGTTGCTCCTAATTGTTTAGATTTATATTTAAGGGTAATCCTGACCGACCCTAAGCCTCAATCATATCCGATTCTTCTTTCATCATGGCTGCATATTTCTTTGAATAAAGGATCTTAAGCTTTTCCTTGAGATCATGGTACTCCATTCACATCTCAAGCATCATAGTGTTAGCTCGTTGCATCTCCTCAACGTACCGGATCTGGCATGATGTTAGGTGGTCACGGAAACGGTCTTTCTTGTCGATACCGAACGTGTCGCACCATTTCTTTTTGGTTGCACCAAGAGCTACTTTATAAACCATATTGTGTTCATTTGAGAAGTGGAATGGCTTCGTTGCTTTCCCCAGGCTAACACGGTATTCAATCAGTGCATCAGTCATAGGTCTGCATTCAAGCCTTGCTGTATCATCTGCACGTTTTCTTTCTTGCTCTGCAATGATGTAGGCTTCCATTTTGTTAAAAGCATCGATGAATTTTAACTTGAATGCAAGAGCCTTTTTACCTGTGAAACCCATCACGAGCAATGAGTATCCATCCCTGTTCATTGTATATCCATTTCGATCTCTTCCGTATTTATCAGGGATAGAGATAGGTCGAAAAAACGGCACATCTTTTTTTACGAGTTTAGATATTGCTTCATTTACATGTTTCGGTTCTTTGCCAAAGTGTTCAGCCACCTCAAATGATGTAACCTTTATTTCTCCATTGACAATAAATTCAATGCCGTCAATTTTTGTTGGAACATTTTTCATAAAGCCTCCAAAAATAAAAAAACCCATGAGATCTGACACCGATGTATGCGGCTCGGTCCTTGCGGATACCGAAATCTCATGAGTTATTATTTATAATTAAAATACATAGTGTCGATACAAATGTAAACAATAAAACAAAACATGTCAAACATTTCTTGCGTCAAAATATTGACATACGCACAATCATGTTGTAATTACATTACAGTTAGCTAACTTATAAAAAGACGGTGATCATGTTTAGAGGATTAAAAAAGTTGTGGTCCCGTGTGGGCCAAAAAAATATTGGTTCGTGTGCTGTCTCTACAGGAGGTCAGCAATCAATTGGTATTCAAAGCGGATCGTTTCTTAGCTTCGCTCTTGGTAATGCCGGAGGTTTTTACCATCTAACAGACCAGCGTGCTATGTCTCTTTATGGGCAAAGCTCAGCGCTAGCTACTGCTGTAGATATTATTCTACAGGAATTTGCAAGCATCAAACCGGTTCTGCGTAGTCCTGATGGGACGCTTGATGACTCTCATGAAATACTTGATTTACTATCAAATCCAAACGATTATAATGAGACATGGGCTTTTATGGCTACCAATATTGGTCTTCATTACCTTCTGACCGGGGATAGCCATATTTATTTATCGGGAAATGTTAACCTAAAGCCCCTTGAAATGTACTCTATAAAACCACAGGATACCAGCGTTATTGAGGGTGAAGACAAATATCCTTTCTATTATTCTATCAATGAAGGACCAGGGGCATCATCGCAATATTTAAAAAATAGAACAAAGACAGGATTTCGTTATTATACAAATGATAATATGCGGGAGCTTTTCCATATAAGAAGACAGAACGCAGGATCTGAAAGATTGCATGGAGACTCTCCTCTTAAAGCTATTTGTCTTGATGTCGAGCAGCAGATCAAGGGAAGATTACACAATTCAAAGCTTCTTGATAATGGAGCAAGGCCTTCAATGCTTGCGATATTTAAAGATACTATGACGCAGGACCAGCATGATGAAAGGCGTAAAGGTCTTAATGAGCAGATGGCAGGTGCAGATAATGCTGGCAAGATTGCTGTTACATCATCAAATGATCTTGATATAAAAGAGCTTGGACTTACCAATAAAGACATGGACTATGCCGAACTCGAAAAAATGGCAGATAGGGCTGTTTATAACAGATACAGAATACCTTTGCCGCTTGTGACAAATGAGGCTGCGACAAATAACAACATGGGCCACTCTGTAGAGAACCTGTATGACTTTGCTGTGTTGCCTGTTGCAAATGTTATTTTCAAGGGTCTGTCCATGGCATTAATGCCACGATTCAAGATGGACCCTGCAAAATACGAAATCACATATAATCCGTATGAAATCGGCGCTCTTAAATCACGGATGATCAGAGAATTGAAAGAGCGTAAAGATATTGGTATTGAAAGCATCAACGAACTAAGAGAAGGACTTCCGAACCGAGATGATGTTGAAGGTGGTAATGACATTTTGGTTGATGCAAACAAAATACCTATCGGTGAAGTAAGAATAATACAAGATGAACAGGACATGACTCCAGAACAAGAGGCTGATGCATTGATACAGCGAGATGGTGAATAATGGTTCTTGACTATGAAAAGAAACAAATAAACACGCAAGCAAAACGAGATCTTGTCCAAAAGCTTAAGCTTGAAAGAACATTCAGGCCAGAAGTTAACAGCTTGTTTGCAAGGATGCGCGAAGATTTCAGGGTTAACGTTGCTGCAACTGGACAAGCTCTACAAGCAAGAGAGTTTTCGACTGCTTGGCAGGATTTGTTAAAAAAGCATTACAGCAGAGTCCAGAAATCTTTTTTAGGTACGGTCAAAGACTTTAACAAAAAAAGCCTAATTGGATATCAAAGAAAACAGGATGAACTCACACAGGAAGAAGAGGACAACCTTGAAGAACTTCTTTTGCTTGCGCTGCTTGGATATCGAAACAACAGGGCTCCAGAACAGGAGTCTCACATAACGCAGACAAACGACAAACAGATGCGTGAGGCTATATCTGAGGCAAGGCAAGTCCAGATTGAACAGGAAGGACCGACTGACAATAGAACAATTGCGACTGTTGCTGCCGTTATACTTGCGAGGAAATTTAAAGGCCGAGTCGAAGGAATAATAACTCTTGAAACTCAAGCACCTGCTGAAGCGACAAAACTTTTTGAAGCAAGGACTATTGCAGGTCTTGAACCTGAGCCAACACCACTTGAAAGAATAAGGCGACCAACTCCTTCCAGGTTAAATAAGACTTGGAGAACAATGGGAGACAGTTTAGTCCGTGATGCACATAGGGCAGCAAACTTTCAAAAAGTTCCAATAGATGAACCTTTCGTAGTTAAGGGCCAGTTGCTAATGATTCCAGGAGACAATAGCATGGGGGCAACAATAGATAACACAATAAAATGACGATGTTCAGCTATTTACTCCGTGTGAGTGAGAGGTAAAAATGTCATTAACTCCAGAACAAAGAACACCACCAGAATCAGCAAAAAACAATGCAAAAAAAGCTTTAAGGTGGCGCGAAAAATATCCTGATGAAACAAGAGGTGCCGGAACTCAAGTTGGATGGACAAGAGCAAGGCAACTTGCTAATGGTGGACCATTGAGTATCGAAACAATAAAGCGCATGGCATCATTTAATAGACATAGAGCAAATTCAAATATTGATCCTAAGTTTAAGGATGAGCCATGGAGAGACAAAGGATATTTGATGTGGCTTGCATGGGGTGGAACATCTGGTATCGATTGGGCTATAAAAATATCTGAACAGTACGACAACAACAAAGGTCATTATAATATGGAAATAAAAAGAATCACAGTCCCATTTTCTATTAAGCAAATGGACGAAGAAGATAACGATTTTTATAAGTTTGAAGGCTATGGGTCAACGTTTGGCAATGTAGACCTTGGGCAGGATAGGGTAATGCCTGGAGCTTTTAAGGCTTGCATATCTGAATTTATTAGGTCTGGCAAACAACTCCCTGTGTTGTGGCAACATGACATGACTATGCCTCTTGGAACATATGTGGAAATGCGGGAAGATGAAAAGGGACTATATGTAAAAGGAAAGATGCCAAAGGCTGATGACTTTGTAAGAGGCCGTGTGTTTCCTCAAATGAAAGCTGGGAGTGTGTCCGCATTATCAATTGGATATGCTGCGAATCAATGGGATATTGATGGAGATATAAGAAATCTTAAAGAATTAACTCTTTTTGAAATATCTTTAGTGACTATGCCTATGAATCCACAAGCTACGATTTCCGGTGTTAAAGGAGCAACATCATTCCAAGACCTTCCACTTGCAGATGTTTCAAGGCCGTGGAGTGCAACAGAATCAAGAGGACGTGTTCGTCAATTTCTTGACTCTGTTGATGAGCCATCGTCAAGATATCGACGCGCGTTTCTTTGGTTTGATTCTGCTGATGCTGAAAACTTCGAAGCATACAAGTTGCCTTTCGCTGATGTTGTCGATGGAAAGCTTGTTGCAGTGCCAAGAGCTATATTTGCGGCCGCTGCTGCTATGCGTGGAGCAAGGGGTGGTGTTGATATCCACGAATCAGACAAGGCAAAAGTCGAGTCACACATAAACAGATACTACGAAAAAATGGGAAGAGAGTCCCCGTTAAAAGAAAAGTGTCTGATTATTGACGCTATTGATGTCAAATTCTTGACAGAAAGAGAACTTGAGTGTATGTTATCACTTAAAAGCGTCAAATTTTCGACGCAAGCGAGTAAAGCTTTAATAAGCTGTCTCAATGTTGATACCTTGCGGGATGCAGGTAGTGACAATGCGCGGGATGCGAAAAAAGACGGTGAGCAAAAAGAGCTTTCAGATGTGTTTAAAACATTAAAATCATTATAGGAGACAATATGTCTGAAGACCTAAAACAGCAAGCCCAGGAAGCCGTTGAACACCTGCGCAAGACTGCCGAAAAGTACGATAAAGATTCACACGAGTTTAAAACAGCACTCGAAAAAACAGATGCAAAACTCGAAGAATTCGAAACCATGAACCAGAAGCACGTCAAAGATATGGCGCAGGCTGTAAAAGATGCCGAAGAAGCCAAAGAGCGTGCCGAGGGAGTTGAAAAGAAACTCATGGAGATGGGAACAAAAAACAAAACTGGTAATCCTGATTATAAGGCTGCACCTGAATATAAAGCCCTTACTGCATTTGCAATAAATGGTCTTGAAGGTGTTACTACTGAGCAGAAACAACTTCTGCGTGGCGATGATTCAACCCAGGGTGGTTATCTCACTATGCCTGAGATGGACAACATGATCATTAAGGCAATTACAGAGATCTCGCCTGTTCGATCAGTTGCAAGGGTTAAGACTGTCGGATCTAAAACACTTATGATCCCTGTTCGTAAGAGTATCCCTACCGCCCTATATGAAGGAGAAGCTGACCAAGATAACGAAAGTACCAGCACTTACGGATCAGAGAGTTTGACAACTTACGCTCTGTCTACAACCGTTCCTTTCACCAGAGACATTATGATGGATTCTCGATTTGACCTTGAGAGTGAGATCAGAATGGACGTTGCAGAGGCTTTTGCTTTTGCAGAGGGTCGAAATTTTGTTATTGGAGATGGAGCCAAGAAGCCTGAAGGTATCCTGACAAGCCCGAATCTTATCCAGGCGTTCAACGCAACGACTAACCCTGTAGGGTATCGTACATCTTCAACATCTGGTGAAATTGATTTCGACGACATCCGTTTGCTTACAGGAGATTTGAAAGTCGGTTACAACCCTGCGTATTTCTTCAACCGTAAAACAAAAGCTGATTTTCTTGTCAAAAAAGGCTCAGACGGCCAGTATCTCTGGTCAATCGGTCGCGAAGGCGCTCCTGCGTCACTGTCCGGTTATTCTTATGTTCTCTTTGAAGATATGCCTGACATCGCAGCCAATGCTTTTGCGGTTGGATTCGGTGACTTGATGAGAGGATACTGCATTACAGACTTTTCCGGAATGGAAATTGTTCGTGACGAAGTCACCCGTAAGAGAAACAGAATCATCGAACTTACTTTCTTCCGCTGGAACACTGGGCAGGTTGTCCTTGAAGAAGCAATCAAACTTTTGAGAGTAGCGGCATAAGGAGATAAAAAATGAACGTATTTGACCTACATCATGATATTGTCCCTGAACTTAACCTTGCTGCTCAGACTGTTACTACCGCTGTTAGCGGTGCTATTGTCGATACTGCAAGGTATGAAGGGCTTGAATTTACATTTTTGAACGCAACAATCACGGCTGATGTTGTGGCTCTTGTTGAGCATGGGGATGACTCAGGCCTTGCAGATGCAGAAACTGTCCCAGCTGATCTTATCCTTGGACAGACAGCAAATCCATTCTCCCTGTCAACCGATGATGCTGCGCAGTCAATTGGATATATCGGAAAAAAACGATATGTCAGGATTACTCTTGGAGGTGGCGCATCAAACGGAGCAACAAGCATTACATCAATTAAGTGGGGCGCACATCACAAACCAGCACAGGTATAATTTGCGAAACCATGGGCTTAGGCCCGTGGTCCGATAGGCGCGGTGGCCTATCGCTGAAGAGCAGCCAACGGAGATAAAAGATGAAATTGCAAATTGAAAAAAGTGGAGCATGGGCATTTCGAGGGGTTGATATTATTTATATCGAATCTGGCACACACAATTGCCATAATGACCTTGCAAATGAATTGATCGAGGCAGGTTGGGCAACTCCATATTTGACAGAAACTGAACCTGTTTTGAGTGATGAAGAAGCAGATTATATCAAGGAATCCTTCGACAGAGAAGAAGCTGAAGAAAAATATAAAAATCTTGGCGGGCGTGTTCGAAAAGATTGGACAGATGAAGAATTGTTTGAACGAATCGAAGCGAAAAAGGCTGAGTAATGAGTGATTTTTATACCATAACTGTTTATCCAGTTGGTTTTCCTGTCACACTTCAGGAAGCCAAGGATTTCATGCGTGTAACAAGCACAGCTGAGGACGATCTAATCCAGGCATATATTGAAACAGCTACCGAACAACTTGAATCATACACTGGTCAATACTTTATTGAACGAACTGTTAATGGTGATTTTTCTAATTTCTTAGTTGCATATAAAACAGAAATTTATCCTTTTGTTAAACTTCGCAGGGCTCCATTGAAATCAGTTACAAGCGTTCAGGTATCTTCAGGTGGTTCATTTATTGACCAGGATTTCCAGATAAAGAAACATAATCACGGGTTTAGCAGGATTTTGTTTCCTTCTTTTGACACATCGCTTGATGACATTCCTTATCCTTTGCAGATAGTTTTTGTTGCTGGGTATGGAGATTCTGATGCAGTCCCGGAAAGGATAAAAACAGCGATAAAAGAATATGTTAATTTCCTGTACCGTAACAGAGGCGATTGTCTTGACCCTGGTGCTTGCGGAGTATTAAATCAGTCAGGTGGCATCCCTCCGCAGATCAAAGCACTTGTTTCAAGTTATAGAATTATTGAGGTTTTCGCATAATGCCAGTATGCAAAACGATACAGGTCACAAGGTCAAAGATATGCAGCGGTGACATGGATAATCAGATTGACATTATCAGGCGTGACATCTTGCCTCCTGCAATCGGAGAAATTGACCCGAGAACTGTTTTTACGTCGATGCTCAAACCTTGGGCAGCCGTTACAACCGTCAAAGAAACAAGACGGTTCGACGGTATAAACACTGAAGACAGACCAACTCACGAGATATTCATTTTTTATGATCCTGCAATTTGGCCTATTGATAGTGATAATAATTTTGTGCGTCTTGATGATGGCCGTCGATTAAGAATCGTAGGATCTGAAGACATCAACGAACAAAAGCTAACAATTAGGCTACTTTGCACCGAAAGAGGAGTTGAGTCTCTTGCAGGAAGTGAAGCATGATATCTGTTACCGTAAACAAAAGATCGCGTGAAGTTTTGCTTGATATATCTGATCTTGCGAATAAGCAAAAGTCTAATATCAGAAATGCTCTACATGACATTGGCGAAGAGGTAAAACGCGAAAATAAAAGGCTTATAAAAGAAGGCCCTAAAACTGGTCGGATATATAGATACAATGGAAAAAACCACCAGGCATCTGCTCCAGGCGAACCACCAGCTAACAGAAGTGGACGCTTGATGAAAAGCTCAAACTACCGAGTTCGGAACCATCAGGAGATGAACATTGGTGAAGAGGCTATTCATGCAGTGTTTCTGGAGAATGGAACACGCAAAATGAAACCAAGACCACACTTGATAAGGGCAATAAATAATAAGGCTGGCGTGACATATAAAATTCTTGAAGAGGCAGGTAAAATAAGTTGATAACACCGCGAGACATAGTTTTACATTTGGCCGAATACTTGCCAAGAGTTACGGATTTTTTTTCTGATAACATTGATATTTCGAAGGCTGTTGTTAACTCTGGTAATGTCATCACTGTTGATACAGTCTCGGCCCATGGTTTGGTTTCCGGATCTCCTATCCTTTTTGTAGGAGGGAAAACCCAAAATACAATAGCAAGTATCGCTGACGAAGACCCAGGAGAAACTGCACTGATTGAGTTTATCGATGTACACGATTTCACGACTCCTAACGCAGTAATTAAAACAGAACCATTACCTTGCGTAGGATTCAACGAGTTAGAATGGAACGTTACCCTTGCAATCATTGATGTGCCTACAGATAAAACAGTTATAGTCAGATACCCTTCCGGAGCAACAGGAATACCGACATTTACGCCCGGAGATGCTATTGGGTACGAGGAAAGGCCATTAAGTGTATTAGGTACTCAATCTGTTTCCTCTGCCCCTACGACAACACAGTTTGTTGTAACTCTTGATTCTGGTAAAGTCCCTTCTATTCCAGATGGTGAAATACTTGATTTATGGGCTACAACTGGAGTCCGTGTTGCTGCTGCTGATAATATTGACAGGGCAGATGAGATTTACAGCAAACAGCCTGAATCAAACGACCTTTGGGCCTTTGTAATCATGAATGATGTAGATGTGTCAAAAGACAGGCATACACTTAATGACTCTGTGGCATCATTCTCACATCAAGACGAAATGAGGTTAAGGGTTCTTCAAAACTTTTCAGTGGTTGTATTTTTTCGTTCTGCTGACAAAATATCTGGAGCTACAGCACAAGAATTAGCATACGGGCAGGTTTATATTGATCTCCTAAATGTACTTTATGGATTCGGTGGATTCGCAACAGATAGAGACGGGTCAGATTTCGTTACAGTCACAAATGGACATGGGGCCGGCACAAGCAACGTTGCATATTACACAGAGGTTTACGACTGGCAAACACCTGTTGATATAACAGTTAGCAACGGATTCAATTTCTACGATGATGTTGCATTTAGAAAGCTTAACGCTTCGTGGGGAATGTTTACAGCAGACAACGAAGAAAAATTAACATTAGCAATAAATTTAGAACCATAGAGGTTTTATGATTGAAAATAAATGGGAGAATAAACAGATGCCGAAAGCGATTATTGAGAATAAATCTCAGGTAAGACTGCACGGACTAAAGCCTGGAGATAGGATAGAGATTGAAGTTGATGATCATATGGTTCCAAAAGAACAGAAGTGGCGCAGGAGAATGAAAGACGCAAAGGTTGATGGATGCGTTGAGTTGATAAAAATCAAGAATAAGAAGGGGGAATAATCCATGGCAGGAGCAACTTCATATCCTCAAGTTACAATACAGCTTCTTCCGGCCGCCGTAGTAGATGCCTTCGCAGACCGAAACGATTTGATAGTGGGTCAGCTTGGAACAGGTGCAACTGCAACAAGTGGTGCATTAAATACAGAAATTCAAGGCAAAAGTGCTTCAGATTTAAGATCTCAGTTCGGTAACGATGAACTTTACCACAGAATCAGGCAATGGCAGCAAGGAAACGATGGATATTCTCCATTATCAGTTATTGGGTTGTCTACAGTTTCCGCAACTCCAGCTACATCCACAGTAGTTTTTATAGGTACAGCTACTGGGACAGGGACTATTACAGTTGCTGTTGCTGATGAAAGACAGTTCAGCGTAGACGTGTCCGTGGCTATAGGTGATACGGCAGCCGATGTTTCAACGGCTGTAACTGCTGCATTCATAGCGCTTGAAAACTTTCCTCCTTTCACTGCTGCTACATCAACAGCAACAACTACATTCACGGCATCAGATGCAGGCACAGTTGGAAACTATTACAGCACGAAAGTTACAGGAGTTGTGGCTGGAATCTCCTACACAATCACAGGATGGACAGGCGGTGCTACAGACCCAAGCACAACCGGAATTTTTGACGTAATTGAAGGTCTTCGGTTTACAGGAATCAACTGGCCTGAATATTGGCAAGGATCAGTTAGCGAAGTGACCGACCTTCTTGACGACAGATTCAACCCACAGAATGATATCCTTGATGGTACAGCATTTATGGGTAAATCTGATACATTGACAAACCTTAAAACTTTTGTGTCTTCGATAAATACTCAGTCACTTGTAATTGGTGGCAACAATAAAGTTACAGGTGGGTCGACAGAAGGAAGTGCAATTGTGCAGTATCCAAGCTGGACAATGGCATACTTTCAGGGAGTAGAATCCAAGCGTCTTACTCCTGGTGCCCCTATAGCTGATGACATCGTTGCTCTTAATTCTCCACTCGACGCTATTGGTGGGCCACACACAGCATCATTGCCTTATTTCAACACTCCCTTGGCAAGATGCCCTGTAACTGCTCCGACTGATCTATTTTCAAACACTGAACAGAATGACCTTGCAGACGATGGAGTTACAACATTCGGTGTCAACAGTGCTAAAAATGCAATGATTATGGGCGCTGTTGTTACAACAAGAACAACTGATGCAGCTGGGAACGTAAATGATTCATTCAGGTTCTTCAACTACGTTCGGACAGGTTCTGTTTGCCGTGAGATTTTCTTCAGGACTTTGAAAGCTGTTTTTGCACAGTCTCGACTTGCAGAAGGTAACGCAAGGCCTGGATATAGTGTCGCAAATGAGGAAACAATTAGGGCTGAACTGGGAAATATTTATAGGACTCTCGGAAACATTGTTCTTGTGGAATCTGGAGACGAGGCAGAACAATTCTTCGGAGCAAACACAACTGTTACAATTAACAAGGCTCAAAGGACTGTTACAATCACAAGCCTGTTGCCGATTATTACGCAGCTGGAGAGGATCAACTATCCTCTTACACTTACATTCAGCATTTCAAGCACTGGAACACAGATTACATTTTAAGGAGATAAAACATGGCGATTAGATCAATAAGCGTCCCTTCGGTGCGTGTTAACGATGAGCTTTTTAGGATTGTACCAAATAGCTTTGTTTACAATGGTGGCGAAGGAGAAATTACTGTAAGGGCTGCGAGTTCAGGAAGCGGAAACGTTGAAACTGTTCACGCCGAGAATGCAGAAACACAAATGTCAATGTGCAAGTTTTCTCTTTTTCTTGACAACGATCTTGACTCTAAAATTAGGGAATGGAAGAGAGAAATTGGAACAAATACCATTAAGGCAGATCAGGCCAACGCCAATGGTGCATCATTTGTAAGGGTATTTCCTGGAATGTCTCTTATTAATGCTGTTGAAAGAAATGCATCATCTGACGGAGTAGTAGAAGTTGAGTTCTCAGGTGATCCTATGGTTATTCAATAATATAGTGAATTAGTATGAATAAAAAGCAGAGGTAAAATAATATGGATATTGCAAACGGAACACATGAATATTATCTAAACAAGCCCATTATGGTTCATTTCGCTGGAGAAGGAGAGAAAGAGGTAATACTTCTTGAGCTTCACGAGCCTACAAGGGCGCATGTTAAGAAATCGTCTCGAATGAAACAGTTTATCATGCAAGCCATGATGGAGGTTTCTGAAAAGAGTCAGAATGAAGTTGTTGGGCATGAACAAAAGCTACTCCACGAAAAGACAGACGAAGACATTGAGAAAGAAAGCCTTGAGATGAAAAAAGCTCTTGGAATGATGCTTCAAATGTCTAAAACTGTAGATATTGGCAATTTTATTGAGCTATTTATTGATATGGCTTTGAAGAATTCTAAAAAATCAATCATTATGTGTGATGGAAAAATTCCAATCAAGGATATTCATTTTGATCAAATGAGCGCAAACGATATTGAAGAGCTGGCGATTACATACGCCTCTTTTTTTCTTATGCCCTCAGAGATGCAGGTAGCATAATTCTTGATGCAGTTAATCTCTCACGCGGATCAGATGGATCTATATCATACAATGATGTTCTTAATATGACCGCGTGGGAGCTTAGTTTAGTTTGTGCTGAAACAGATAGATACAACAAAGAAGTTGAAAGAAAAATGCGTCGATGAGGGCTTTAAATGGCAAACTCAATACAATATGATTATAAAATTCTTGATAGATATTCAGGTCCTCTTTCAAAAATAAAACAGGTTACAGACAAATTTTCAGAATCTGCAAAAAAAATGAAGCAAGCAGTATCTAAAAGCACAACTCAAATGAAAAAATGGGGTGAAAGCATGGCTACTGCTGAAAATGCAATAGCAAGTGTTGGAATCTCAGCAGCAATAAAATCACTACTTGATGATTCATTGAGCATGGAAAACGCTATAGCAGATATTGGTAAAGTTTCGGACATGTCAAAAGATCAATTGGCAGGCGTAAGAGTAGAATTAGAAGGATTGTCAGAAAAAATTGGACGTCCTGCTGAAGCTCTTGCAAAGATAGCATTTGAGGGTAAAAAATTAGGAACAACAGATAAAGATCTCATGCCATTTGTTAACACAGTTGCAAAAATGGCCGTCGCTTTTGATATGACAGAGGAATCAGCAGGCGCTGCAATAGGATCGATAAAAGCAAAGCTTGGTTTATCAATGGATGAAGTTATTAAGTTTGGTGATGCTGCGAATCACCTTGCTAATACAATGGCAACAAGTGGAGAAAATATAATTGAAATAGTCCAGAGAACATCAGGTACAATGAAGACTCTTAAAGTCCCGCCTGAAGTATCTGCTGGATTTGCTGCATTTGCTGATCAAGTTGAAGTGTCAGCTGAGCTTGGAGCATCTGGCCTTAATATGATGCTCAACAGAATGATGGTTATGCCTGGAATGATGGATAAGCTTATGAAAGATCCTGTTTCTGGCGTAAGGGATGAAATGGCAAAACTTGCAAAAATGCCAGAAGCACAAAGAGCAAAAGTAATATTTAAAAAGTTCGGCCAAGAATCTGGAAGATTTGTATTAAAATTAACATCAAACATGGAACTTTTTGACAAAACAATGAAAACAGCTTTGTCAAAAGAAACATTTGGCTCCATGACAAAAGAAATGCAAAATACTCTTGAACGAACAAGCACTATGATAAATATTGCAAAGGAAAAAACTAAAAACTCTCTTAGAAAACTTGGAGATGCACTTGCACCAATTATATTAATCATCGCCAATGTGTTTGGTGCATTTGCCAAATGGTTTGGTGAATTTTCCAAAGCACATCCAAAGTTTACAAAATTTACAGCTATAGCAATGATATTTGTTGCTGTATTTGGCTCAATGTTGGTTGTAATTGGCATGGTTGTCTCTGCTATAGCCGCATTATCAACTCCAATATTAATAGGGGCATCTGCTGTAATGGGAGCAATAACTGCATTTAGTCTATGGATTAAAACAGGCAACCCATTAATTGATAGACTAAGGCAAATAGGATCTCTTGTGTGGGATACAGTATCATCATTAATGTCACTTATAGGTATAGGAGATAGTGGATCAACTATAATGATTTTACTTGGACAAGCTTTTGATGTTATTGGAATAGCAATAAGTCTCGCATTAATACCATTGCAAATGTTTTTAGTTGGTCTTAATACAATTGTAAAAGTTGCAACAAATTTAATTAATATGGATTTCGGAGCTGCATTAGAAACGCTTAGAGGAGGTTTTTCACAGCTAACATCAACTTTCGGAATAGGCGATGAAACAAGCAAGGCAGCATCAGGAGCATCAGAAAGCGCAGCAAAAACAAAGGCAACTCAGCAAAATGTAAACGTTGGAGGTACGATAAAAGTCGCAGCAGAACAAGGAACAAAAGTAACAAGCGCAACACCAGATCTTAACACTGGCGTAAATATGGGGATGGCTTATTGATGGTAAAACGTATTGACAAATTATTGCCAGCATCTTTTAGGGGAATCCCGTTTTTGGTTAGCAGCGAGGCTCTTACAGAAGGTGGCAGGAAAATTGTTTTGCACGACTATCCTGATAGTTCTCAAAGATTTGTAGAGGACTTGGGTGAACTCCCACCACGTTTCAGAGTTCAGGCATTTGTGCAGGGTGAAACGTGGCGCGAACGTGCAGGATCACTTGAAAGAGCATTAAAACAAAAAGGCCCTGGTAAACTCCAACTCCCAACATTTGGAAGCATTAGCATATATGCATTACCTTATAGCAAAGATGCGTCACAAACCTCAGTTGGAATAATTACATTCAGCCTTGAGTTTGCAGCAGGTAAGCCAGCAAGTGCGCCTGCTATTTCACGCACAACGCAAGAAGAGGTTTTTCAAAAAGGCGATGACGCAAGGCTTGCAATCCAGGAAGCATTTGAAAATAAATGGGTAGTACCTACATCAATAGAAGATGTTTTAACAGCAGAGGGTGATATAGTATCATTTGCCAATGATTTAAAATCAAAAATCGAAGGCATTGTAGACATAGATACACTTAAAAAAGTTATAAAGAAAGTAAATGATATAAAAAACACAGTACAATCATTGGTACAAGACCCTTCAGGCATGGCTTTATCTCTTGTTCAAGGAACAGCTATAGACGAAGGATTATGGCAGCTTACAAGCATAGGCATGGGTGTAAAAGGTGCTGTTGATACAATGATAGATCTTACAGAGTATGGCTCAGAATTGCTAAGTACTACATCAAGTTTGATTGTAACTGGAAGTTCCGTAATTGGAGAAGTAAAGGGTTTCTTTGACGAAACAGCAAATGTTGTACCTTATTGGGCTTCAACAACAGGATGCAGGATAGCGAGAAACTCATTGAGGAGATTATCAGTTCGTACACAGCGTGTAAACGCTCTTGTCGGAGCATATGAGCAAGCAGCAGCAGGGGAATACCTAACAACAAACGAAATTAATCAGACTGTGAATAAAATTGATGGTGCATATAAAAAAATAATGCAAGTTGGAACAAGCGCTCCAGATGCAATACAAACAGTTGCAAGCGTAAGGTTTGCAGTGGAAAATGTTAGGAGGTCAGCTTTAAATGTACTTGAACAAAAAACACAACAAGCCTTTGGTCTTGTAAGTATAGATAAACCATCAAAGTCATCGCAATTTGTAACTGCATATGATCTTTACGCGGAAGAATTTACAGATTCCGAATCTTTGACTGCAAGATCTAAGGTTATAAAAGGTCTTAATCCTGATCAAAATGGATTGCAGATGACAGGAGATACAACAGCATTACAAAATAGGGCTATTGCATAATGTTTGAAATAAGAGTAAATGGAGTTGCATATAATCGGTGGGAAACAGCGTCTGTATCCAGAAGTATTGATAATTCATCTGGAGTTTTTTATTTTTCAACCTCTGACTTATCACCCAAAGAATTTCAAATAAAACGTGGAGACCCTGTATCTGTTTTGATTGGTGGTGTTGCAAAATGCACAGGATTCGTTGACCAAATAAACGCAAGTGGTGATAGCTCAAGCCATACAATAACTGTTTCTGGTCGAGATAATACATGCGACCTTATAGACAGCAGTACGCCTTCATCTGTTCGTGTGATAGGGGGGCCTATTTCATTGCAAAAAATATGTGAAAATGTGATCCAGGCACTTGGGGTAAATATAAAAGTCGAAGATGTTTCAAGTGAAACAAACATATTTTTTTCAAATGAGCTACAGGCATCAGAGAATGGTGATAGGTGCATGGATTTTCTGCAAAGCTATTCAAGGAAAAAACAAGTTTTCTTAGTACCTTCTGGAGACGGAAAACTATTGATATTTCGCCCTGGAGCAGACGTTGCTACATCACAATTGTTACATGAGATAGGTAACGATCAAAATAATGTTAAAAGTTGGACATTGAATCAAAAGCAAGATGGAAGATATAACAAATATATATGCAGGT